CCGATGGCTGGCCACGTTGAGGTGCCCGCTGAGCGCGTCGTCCTGGTTCAGGTGCTGGCGTCATGAGGCTCCAAACCGCCCAGGGCGACCGCGAGGTCAGGTTCGCTGAGTTTGGAACCAGCGCCGTACCGGCTCCCGTCAACCGCCTGGCCTTTGGCAACAACGTCACCGCTACCCAGGCCGTAGCGCTGCCCGCCGTCATGGCTTGCATCCGTCTTGTGTCAGAGACTATCGCGGCCATGCCACTGAAGATCTACCACGGCGCCGACATGGAACCGGCGACGGATTCGCTTCAGTACCAGCTGCTTCACGACGCGCCAAACTCAGACCAAACCGCCTTTGATTTGATGGCTGACATCAGCGCCTCAATCGAGGGCTTCGGCAACGCTTACGTTCACAAGACAATGAGCCGCGGCCAGGTGGTTGAGCTACGGTGCGTACCGGCTGGGAACGTCAAGGTGAGCCAAGACCGCCGCACCGGCGAGCTGACCTACGACCTCACGCTCCCGCAGGGGCGCCTCAAGAACCTGACGCGCAAAGACGTGCTCCACATTCGCGGCTTCACCAGCAACGGGAAGCTCGTCGCGCCCAGCCCAATAGAGCAGCACCGCGATACGCTGGCCACCGTCCAGTCGTTGAACCGTTTCCAAAACGCTTTCTTCCAGAATGACGCGCGCCCAGGCGTAGTCCTCAAGATGCCCAACACCATGACCAAAGAGCAGGCTCGGGAGATGACTGACCTTTGGGACGACCAGCACGCGGGCGCCGCCTCCAGCCACAAGACCGCCGTACTAGGTGGCGGCGCTGACCTGGTCACGCTGCCTATCAGCCTGGCTGACGCCGAGTTCATTACGAGCCAGCGCTTCGGCATGGAGCAGATCGCCCGAATCTTTAGCGTGCCGCCAGCCCTCATCGCCGTCGCTGAGCAGATGGCGCCTGGCGCCGCTGAGAACCTGGCTGACCACTTCCTCAAGTTCCACCTGTCGCCCAGGCTACGCCGCATTGAGCAGGCGCTCAAGGCCGACCAGCAACTCTTCGGAGCCAAGGCTGGCGACTTGCGCGTTGAGTTCTTGGCTGACGCCATCTTGAGGCCAACAACCAAAGACCGCTACGAGGCTTACCTCAAGGGCAGGCAGGCTGGCTGGCTGACCGCCAACCAGATTCGCGGCCTGGAGAACATGCCTCCACTAGATCAGCCAGGCGCCGACGAACTCCAAACCACGCCAGTCGGCGGGGCGCCAAACCTTCAGCCGACCAACCCCGACAACGGCTCCGTAGCCGGACAAGGATAAACCAGCCAACATGCCTGACCATCGCGACGTAATGATGACCGAAGACCCAGCCGCCAATGAGGGCGCCTACGCGGCCGTTGACCAAGAGGCTGGCGACGAAACCATGGCGGCCTGCGCCGAAAGGCTTGGCGCCCACCTGGCCGCCGCGGCCATGGAGCTAGACTCATTGAAGGCGGCCATCGCCGCTGACGGTAGCGGCGACGAAGAATACGAAGTCGAAGAACCAGCGGAGATGACTTCGCCGCGCGCCGCCGCCTTGAGCGTTGAGAGCCGCTCCGGCAACCAGGTTCAGCTACGCTCAGCCACGGGCGTTACGCGCACCGTTACCATTCCTGAGCGCCGCGAGATGACCGCTCCCATTACCGTTGATGACACCGAGCCAGACGCCACGAATGGCGCGCCCGTCTTCCGTGGTCACGCCGCCGTCTTTGACCGTGAGTCGCAAGACCTGGGCGGCTTCACTGAGGTCATCGCCCGCGGCGCCTTCAGGAAGGCGCTTGACGCCAAGCAGGACACCGTTGCGCTCTTCAACCATGACCCCAACTACGTCCTCGGTCGCACCACGAATAACACCCTGGAGCTACGGGAAGACCCGCGCGGCCTTCACGCGCACTTCATGGCGCCTGACACTCAATACGCTCGTGACCTCCGTGAGGTGGTTCGCAGGGGCGACGTGTCCCAGATGAGCTTTGCCTTCACGGTTGCGTCGGATGACTGGCAAGAGCGCTCAGACGGCACCATTCTACGCCGCGTGCTGGAGGTCAACCGCCTTCACGACGTGAGCCTCGTCACATCACCGGCCTACCTCCAAACCGACGCCCAATCGGTTAGGGACTCAGACTTGACTGCTGATTCGGAACCAACGCTGGAGCCGCCCACGGGCGAGGCCAGCGCCGATGACGTAGCGCATGAAGCGCGCAAGGCTCGGGAGCTTGAGCAGTTCTCGAGAGCAAAGCGGCGCTTGACGCTCGCATCCGCAAAAACCCGACAGAAAGGTTAGGCACAATGCCTTCCGACATCACCGAACTACGGGGCGCGGTTCACACCGCGTTCGAAGCAATGACCGAGGCTGCCGCAGCGCTGGAGCAGCCATCCACTGACGCTGACCTGGACGCCCTTCAGGGCGACTTCGACGACGCTGACGCGTCTCACAAGCGCGCCTGCGAAGCCGTTGAACGCGCTGAGCGCGTCGCTGAAGCTCGTAGCGCTCTGCCAGTTGAGCCAGAGGCCGCCGCACCTGAGGCTGACGTCTCAGTAACAGCGGAGCCGCTGACTTACGAGGCTCACGCGCCGAACAGCATCTTCCGCGACCTGGTTGCCGCCCAGAAGGGTAACGGCTCAGCCGCTGCCCGCCTTGAGCGCCACGCCAACGAGATGCTCGTCGAGAACCGCACCAGCTCGCTGGTATCGGGAACCGACGGCGATGGTGGCTACCTGGTTCCGCCGATCTACCTCCAGGACGAGTTCGTTACGCTCGCACGCCCTGGCCGTAAGGTCGTCGACGCCATCGGCACCAAGCCGCTGCCCGCTAACACGGACAGCATCAACATTCCAACAATGGACACCGGCACAGCCGTAGCTACGCAAACTGAGGCTAGCGCAGCCCAGGATACGGCAGCCACGTTCGGCACCATCACTGGCGCCGTACAGACCATTGCGGGAATCCAGAACGTGTCGCAGCAGCTCGTTGACCGTTCTATCCCTGGCGTTGACCAAGTCATCTTTGCTGACTTGACGCGCGCTTACGCAGGTGGCCTCGAGACCGCGGTCTTGAACTCATCGACAACGAACAGCAAGGGTCTGCTCCAGTTGAGCGGAATCAACTCGGTCACCTACACGGACTCAAGCCCGACGGTAGCTGAGTTGTACTCCAAGATTGCTGACGCCATTCAGCAGATCCAGACGAACATCTTTGAGGCGCCGACGCATATCATTATGCATCCGCGTCGCTGGGCGTTCATCCTCGCTGCGTCTGACTCAACCAACCGCCCACTCATCACCCCGTACGCGCCAATGAACGCCGCTGGCACGAACAACGGGGCGGCCGAGGGCGCAGTTGGCCAGATCCAAGGGCTGCCGGTTCTCACGTCGGCCAACATCCCAACGAACACCGGAGCGGGAACCAACCAGGACTCCATCCTGGTCGTAGCCGCGCCAAACCTGTACATCTACGAAGACGCCGCTGGACCGTATCTCGATACGTTCCGTGACGTGCTCTCCGGGACGCTTCAGGTTCGGTTCCGCTTGTTCAACTACTACGCCCAGATCCAGGGTCGCCGTCCGAAGGCCATCTCGGCCATCACCGGAACCGGCTTGGTCACGCCTTCGTTCTAGGCTGACCCGGAAGGACGTAGTACCGCGGCGCCCTGGCGTTACACTCCTCTTGTAACGGGGCTTGGCGAGGTTCGATTCCTCGCCGCCGCATAGCAGCACGAAGCCAAGCCAGGAGACTAAGATGAAGACCGAAGCCGTAGACATCAAAGCACTCATCCATGAGCGTGACACTACGGCCAGCGCTAAGCGCCGCGCCCAGGTTGAGCGCATCCTGACCAGGCTGGGCGAAGAAGGCCGCGCGCCAGCCGCCAGGGCGGCCAAGCGCCCAGCGCCGCGCCAGGTGGCGGAGCGCTAGATGGCCGCTAACGATCTTTGTACGCTGGCTGAGGTTCGGGCGTTCCTAGAATTGCCCGCCGCCGACACATCGCGCGACGCCCTAATCAGCGCTACCATCACGCCGTTGAGCGCCGCCATCATGGCGTGGACGCAGCGCGAGTTTGCGCCAACCACGGCCACCGCCACGCGCACGTTCCGCCTTGACGTTGGCTCGCTGAAGCTGGAGCTGGCGCCTTACGACCTGAGGTCAGTTACGGCGCTGACGCTTCACCCCGAAGACGCCGCGCCGCTAACTTTGACGGCGACCTCAGACTATCAGCTTCACCCTGTTACGCCGGTTCATGGCGTTTACACATCGGTGCGGCTAGCGGGCAACCTGGCTAACCTCTTCCAGTCGAACACCGCGCGGTTCTTTGGCTACGCGCAAGTTAGAATCGCGGGCGCCTGGGGCTTCGCCAGCGTGCCAGACGACGTCAAGCAGGCCACCATCGTCGCCGTCGCGAGCGCCGTTCGGCGTGACGTGCCAGCGCTTGACCTGAACGACTTTGGCGACCCGCGCCAGCTCACCGCTGAGCGGCCAATCAACTACGCGCTACCGGCCGCCTCACTACGGATGCTGAGTCCCTACAAGCGGCCTGCCATCTAATGCCCGTCACCTACAAGAGTACGGCGCCGGTTCTCAAGGCGGCACTCTTTACCGCCCTGGCCGCGCGCACCGGCTTGTCTGGCGTCACCATCAGCTACGGGGCGCCGCTACCCAGCGCGCCGCGCGAGTTCATTGCCCTGGGCGACATAAGCGGCTCACAAGAGTTTGCGGCGCTTGGCCACCTACGCAAAGATGAAACCTACACCCTCACCGTCTACTGCTCAGTCCTCCGCGAAGGCAACCAGCAGCAAACCTGTACGGAGCGCGCCTTCACCTTGGCGGCTGAGCTAGAAGACTTGTTGCGCGCCGACCCCACCCTTGGAGGCGTCGTGCGCGTGGCGCAGCTCGCGCAGCCCTTCCAGCTAGAAGAATTCGCCAACGACCAGGCGCGTCAATCCGTACTCACCCTCGGCGTCGAAGCCGCCGAAAGTATCTAGGAGAACGACATGAAAAGCATCAGCTACAAAGGACCTCATCAAGGCGTAGTAATCCCGCTGGCTTCTGGCGTGGTATACGCCTGCGACCTTGGCGGCGACGTTGAGGTGCCAGACGAGCTTGCCGCTGAGCTAATAGCGCGCGGCGACTGGAAGCCAACCAAACCAACCAAACCAACCAAGCAGCCCGAGAAGGGCAAGGAGTAGTCCACTATGGCCATTCGTTCAGGTCTTGCCGCCCAGCTCGGCATCGGAGTAGAATCAACCTGGGGATCCGCAGTAACTCCCACCAGGTTCTATGAGTTCAATGACGAGAGCCTGGCGCTCACCATCGAGAGGATCGAGTCGGAAGGCCTGCGCGCAGGCAACCGCGTCCTCCGTTCAGACCGTTACTCGGTTGGCCAAAAGGCCGTCGCCGGAAGCGTCTCTATGGACGTCACGGCGGAGAACATCGGCCTGCTGATGAAGCATGGCCTGGGCGCCAACGCCAGCGTCAATACAAGCGGCACCGTTTACACGCATACGGCTACGCTCGGCGACCCTTACAGCCTTGGCTTGACGCTTGAGGTTGGCCGCCCAGGTAACGACGGCACCGTTCGCGCGTTCACCTACAACGGCTGCAAGATCAGCGAGTTCACGTTGTCCAACTCAATCAACGAGCTGCTCAAGGCGGAGTGGCAGTTCATCGGTAAGGACGAAGCTACCGGCTCAACCACAACGGCCAGCTACCCCGCCAGCCAAGAGCTTCTTTCGTTCGTTGGCGCCACCATCTCGATAGCGGGAAGCGCTTACGAATGTAAAGACTTCTCCGTCACCGTCGCCAACGGCTTGGACGCTGAGCGTTACATCCTCGGCAGCCAAACCATCAACCAGCCAGTCGCCGCCGCCATGACAGAAATCACCGGCGAAATCACCGCTGAGTTCAAGGACCTCACGGCTTACAACCGCGTCGTCAACGCTACCCACGGAAGCATCTCCGCGACCTGGGTCGGCAGCTCAATCACCGGCACGTACAAGCGCGCCGTTACGGTGACGGTTCCGGTGGCGCGGTTCGATGGCGACACCCCGAACGTCGGCGGTTCAGAAGTCCTTGACCAGAAGCTCACCTTCAAGGGTCTGTACGATGGTAGCCAAGAGGCCATCACCATCGCCACCGTGAACACCGACACCACGGCCTAAAACCTTGTCCCAGGTCATACTGATTCCTGAGTACAATGCCTGGCGCCGTAGCGTCAAAGCGTTGGATACTAACCTTGATAAAGAAGTCAAGGTTGGCCTCAGGAAGATTGGCGTCAAGGTGGCGACCAAGGCGCAACAAGAAGCCCAAGCGCGCGGCTTCAGCGCCTCCGGCGACCTTGTAAAGAAGATCAAGCCATCAGCCAAGATGAAGTCTCTAGACATCATCGAGAAGGCCAAGCGGCCGCCCGCGGAGCAGCCAGGTTTGCGCGGCGGTAAAACCACGCGCGCCGACTACCCGTACCCTTACATCTATGAGTACGGCGGCCGTACGGCTGGCGGCTCGCGCGTTCAGCGCGCGTTCTTGGCGCCAGCCGTCGCCGCCAGCACCACCATCATTCTTGATGGCCTTTCAGACGTCATGACCGAAACCGCCCGCAAGGCTGGTTTCATTCAGTGAAACCCCTAAAGAGGAGTAGGTAAGAATGAAGATCAAGACGCCCGTCGGAACGATTGAGGTGCCAGAAGAGTTCACCCTCAGGGAGATGAGGATGATAAAGGACGTCTCCGGCCTTCTACCAGGCCAGATTGAAGAAGCCCTTGATCAGGGCGACACGGGCGTCATCACCGCCCTGGTGCTCGTCTCAGCGTACCGTTCAGGCAAGCGCCTAGACGAAGAAACCGTCTTGGATTGGAAACTCACCGACCTTGAGTTCATCGACGACGAAGAAGAAGACGAAGACGAGGCGCCAGCCAAGGGGAAGAAGAAGCCAAACCCTACCTCAGCCTGACCGCAAGAGACTTGTGGGCGCCGACCCTGGCCAGGGTATACGGCATCAGGCCGTGGGAGGTTGATGACCTCACGCTAACCGAGCTAGAAGCCCTGGCCGAAGACATAAAAACGATGAACCAAGCGCGGGAGCGTTGATGGCTAAACAACTAGAAGTCAAAGCGCGGCTTCTGGCCGACGACAAACCTTACGTTCATGGCATCAAGCGTGCTGAGGCCGCAACCAATCGCTTCAACCGCGCCCTAAAAAAAACTAGGGTCAACCCGTTCGGTTCTATAGGTAAAAGCGCCATCCGCGCCGCCGCGGGAGTGGCCAGCCTTTACGGCGCTTACAACCAGAGCAAGAAGGCCGTCAAGGCCACAACCGACCTCGCCAAGGGCACCGCCCAGCTTACCCGTACAACCAAGCTGAGTAACCGCGACGCGTCATCATTCGTAGCGATTACAAAGATACGTGGTATTGAGACGCTCAAGGTGGCCACGTCGTTTACCGTTCTGTCGAGGCAGATGGTAGCCGCGACCGACGGCACTGAAAAAGCCCAGTCAGCGTTCAAGGCGCTTGGGGTTAGCCAGGCCACGCTCAAGACGGGCAACACAACTAAAGCGTTCATGGAAGCGGCCGACGGCCTCAGCAAGATGGAGGTTGGCGCCAAGCGTAACACCCTGGCCGCGCAGGTCTTTGGCCGTGGCTACCAAGCCATGTACCCGCTGCTGCTAAAAGGTTCAGCGGGAATCAAAGAGCAGATGGTTCTGGCGCAATCTTTGGGCGCAACACTAGATGACGCCGCCATGAACTCATTCGCTAAGTTCCGGCAAGCTCAGTTTGACGCCCAGCTTGCCGTGATGGGCTTGCGCGTTCAGCTCGGTTTGGCGTTGCTGCCTACGTTGACTACGTTGATTACAAAACTTGTTCAGACGATTGTTCAATGGCGCAACGGAACCGGCGCCGCGGGCGCGTTCAAAGATAAACTGAACGAGGTTGTAACGGCCATCAACATCGCCATGGAGCCGCTGACCGGCTCAGAGAACAAGGTGCGTAACCTGGCGACCGCGTTCGCGCTGCTGGGCGCCGCCATAACGGGCGGTAAGATTGCGTTCTCGCTGGTTGGAATCGGCAGCAGTTTGGCTATGGCTTTCAGCAACCCAGTCACTGCTACTATCCTCGCTATTGGGGCGGCCGTAATCGCCCTGGGCGCCGCTTTCGTTCTAGTGTATAAAAGCTCATCACAAGTGCGCGGCCTGGTCGCCAAGGTTGGCCAGGCGCTCAAGCCAATCTTCAAAGACGTAAAGGCCGAGTGGGACAAGTCGTTGCCCGCCATCAAGTCTTCGGTCAGCAAGCTGCTCAAATCCATCGGCACGCTCTTTAGGGAGCTAAAGCCCGTCGTAATGCCAATCATGAAGGCCATAGCCTTCTCGATGAAAAGTACCTTCAGGGCGCTTGGACCGATTATCAGCTTCGTTGCTGGCCGCATGGCAGCCCTGGCGGGAGACGTTCGCAAGCTAAGGTCAGCCATCAGCGGTATGGTCAACTTTGCGAAGGGCGCTTTCAAGAGCTTCAAGGACGCCGCCGTGAGCGCCTTCAACGTTGCGGCGGCACCAATCCGCGTGCTCGGTGACTTACTTCAGCGCGTCAAAGACTTGCTGAACAACATGCCTAGCGGCGGCGCTATTGGTAACCTGCTCGCCAAGATTGGCAGCAAACAACAAACCCTTGCTCAGGCGCGCGCGCTGGACGTCAAGGCTGCCACGCCGTTCGGCGTAGGCGGCGAGGTTGAGTTGCGCGAGGCGCAACGTGACGCCGCCAAAGCCAAAGGCAAGAGAGCTAAAGCCCGCGCCGAGGCGCGCGTCCGTATTATTGAGGCGCGGCAAAACCGCCAGGAAGCCAAAGCTACCCTGAAGACGTTCATTGCCGGTATTGTAGAGCAGATCAAGCAGTCTCGAATCAGCCAGATTCTGAGCGGCGCCGTTGACCAGATGGTTGGCGGCCGCACCTTGACTGGCGCGAACCGCATCAACGTCACGGCCAGCCGTGAGGCGCGCTCCGAGCGCGAGTTTACCAGGTCGCGCGCCAGCCTTGAGGGCGCCATCAGCCAGGGCGAAAAAGACATCAACGACCCTAAGGTTCAAGCGCGCTTGGCGCGGCAGAACCTGGCCTACGAGAGGCGCATCGCCGCCGCCAGGCGGGCGGGCAACCTTGACCTCGTTGACCAGCTCACCAGCGAGAAGGAAGCGCTCAACGCGCGCTACGGACCGGAGTACTTGGCCAACCTTAGAGACCAGCTCGCGCAACTCAACGAAGACGAGATTGACCGCACCAGTGAGGCCGCCGCCAAAGCCTTCGCGGATTCCGTTGGCGCTAACCTAACGGCCGCCCTTGACGCCCTCTTGAACGGCGGCTCAGTTGGTCAGTTCTTCGCTAAGATTACGGCACTGCTGGCTGGCACTGGCGTGACGCCTGGCGACGTGGCCGCTGGCGGCGGAGCCGCTGGCGCCGGAGGCGCGGCCGCCATAGTGTCGCCCGCCAAGCCACTCAAAGACCGAATCCGCGAATGGCTTGCTAAGAAACCTAAAGGCACGAAGGCAAAGCCTAAAAGCTACGCCGCCTCGGTCATTGCCGCGGCGGTTGGCTCAGACCAAGCTACCGTCTTCAAGAACCGGCCAACGGTTACCGGCTACCGTGTCGAGAATAAAGCCAACGGCGGCGCGCTCACGCCTGGCGCGTTCACCCTCGTCGGTGAGACTGGACCGGAGATGATAGTTGGCGGCGCTGGCGGCAGCGTCATGAGCGCTACGCGCACTAAACACCTGGGCGCCCAGGCCGGAATGAACATCACCATCAACGCGTCGGGCGCCGCCGCTAACGACCCTCAACTGCTAGCAAGGGAGCTAGGCTGGCAACTGGCCACTAGACGATGATCTCTACTATCACTTTTACGCCGCCAGGCGGCTCTGCCTTTACGCTCCATTCGACGGCCGCTGGCTCCAAGCGCGTCGTCACCAGGGCGGAAGGCCTCCAGGGCGTGCCAGCCATTCGGGAAGTCAAGACGCTACGCGGCCAGCAGTCCGGCGCCTACGTGCGTTCCAAGTTCACTGAGGCGCGCCTCATTACCCTTGAGGGCGAGATTATTGGCAGCAACATCGAGGACTCCTTTGATGAGTTTGACGCCGTTGAGAAAGCGCTTTACGCCTCCATCTCAACGGCTGGCGTTCTCAAGTGGACGCGCTCCACAAGTGGCCAGGCGCTCCAAGCGGATTGTCAGTTGGCGTCCGTTCAGCCGCTGACCCTGGTTGGCGGCTCTAACTTGATCCAATACCAAGTCAGTTTCACCGCTCCTGACCCGCGCGTCTATGACCAAGCCCTCAGCCAAGTGGTTAGCTCAACCGTAACGAACGCCGCCACGGGCGCAACGTGCGCGTTCACGAACGCGGGCACCATTCCATCACCGCCCGTTCTGCGCGTCTACGGCGGTATTGTGGCGCCGGTCGTGCGCCTGGTTTCGGGCGGCGCTGGCTTGACGTTCAGCAGCACCGTGTCGGGCGGCGACTACTTAGAGATCAACACTCAGAACCGTACCGTCAGAACCAACGGCTCAACCAACGCCCTGGCGGGCTTGACCGCCAGCACGAGCGAATGGTTTGACTTGCCGGTTGGCGCTGACTCAGTCAAACTTACTGGCTCATCCATTACTGGTTCGCCGCGGTTGGAACTAGACTTTCGTTCAGCCTTTACCTAGGAGACAGCATGGCCGATAACGTAGACATTACACCTGGCACCGGCAAGACCGTCGCCACCGATGACATCGCTGGCGTCCAGTACCAGCGGGTCAAAGTAACCTGGGGCGCGGACGGCACCGCTACTGACGCTTCGGCCAGCGCGCCGCTGCCCGTAACCGTGGCCACCATCACCGCGATAGGTGATGGCCGCAAAGTTGTTGCCACCGCCACGACGCGCGTTCAGTTGGCCACCTCAACCGCCGTCAAGCAAGTCGTGATTACGGCTGAGACTGACAACACTGGCTACGTAGTGGTTGGCGGCTCAACGGTCGTAGCGGCGCTCGCTACCCGCACTGGCGTCCCGCTCAATCCGGGCGACAGCGTTGCCCTTGAGATTGACAACCTGGCTGACATCTGGCTTGACTCTATTGTCTCTGGCGATGGCGTCACGTACGCTTACTTCTCGTGAGCTTGGCGCTTACCCGCAATCCGGCGCAGTTCCAACGGCCGTTCTCTGACGCCACGACCGCTGCGCAGTCAATCTCGAATAATGCTCAAACCGTGGCTAACTTTACGTTCGCCGCTGAGGTTGACAACGGCCTCTCGACGACCGGCACCGCGCTATACAGTAGCGGCGATGACCGCATCTACTTGCGGCGCCCTGGCGCTTGGCTAATCTCGGCGACGACCGTCTGGGCGTCGAACGCCACCGGCTACCGCGTTGTTACCATTCAAGTCGATGGCGTCCTCAAAGCTCAGAACGTGAACAACACTGCTGGCGCCCTTGTGATGGCTCAAACCGTTGAGACCCTTTACTACTCAACGGGCGGCAGTACCTACGCCACCGCGCTCGTCTACCAGAACAGCGGCGGCGCCCTATCAACTACCACTGACTTCCATGCCGTCTGGCTAGGGGCATTATCGTGACCGTCGCCATTACACGAAGCCCAGCCGCGTTTCAGCGTCCATTCTGCGACGCCACAACCGCTTCACAATCAGTCGCGAACACTACGAACACTACCGCTGATCTTCCAGCTACGGCCACGGTTGACAACGGCCTCGCGACGACCGCTCAAGCCATCCTGGACGGAACCAACAACCGCGTCTACTTGCGCCGCGTTGGCGTCTGGCACATCAGCGCAAAAACCGCCTGGGCGGCGAACGGCTTCGGCAAGCGCCTCATTAGGCTTGAGGTGACGAGGCCGAGCGCCGCGTTGACCGCGACGCAGAATACGAATGACGCCTTTACTGGCTTCTTTGGCGCTACGCACACGGTTGACGCGCTCGTTTACACCGCCTCCACCGAGTCATACGTGCAGGCCATTCTTTACCAATCAAGTGGCGGCGCCCTCTCAACAACCACTACCGTCCGGGCGGTTTGGCTCGGCACTCATCTTTAGGAGCGGGCGATGCCAACCTCAGCCCAGCGCGCCGCCAGAAACATCAAGGTTCCTTACGCTGAAGCTACGTTCAGTTTGACGCTTGCGAACAACTCGTTTGCGTCACCGAGCGCGTTCACTAGCGTACAAGATAACGGCCTACAGACGCTTGGCTTCAACATCGTCAATACGTCCGGTTCGTTGACCCTTGGCGCGAAGGGCGCTTGGCTTGTAACCTCAACCGTAACTTGGGCGGCTGGCGCTGCGAGTACCTACAGAATGGTGAGTTTGATTCTAAACTTTGCTGGCGGCACTCACGGCGAAGACATAGTTCTTTCGCCGGTCACGAGCGCGTTTGACCAGAGCACAGCGGCCACCATTCAGGTTGCTACCAACCCTGGCTATTCAGTCCTACCGCAGCTCTACCAGAACAGTGGCGCGAGCAACGCTTGTACGGGCGTCGTGCGCGCCATTCACCTGGGCGGTATTACACCATGAGCCTACTACTGCTCTTCTCGAGCGAATACGTTTACAGCCTCGCTACGGCTTCCATCAAAGAGACGCTCGGCCTGGGAACCGCGCGCAACGAATGGGCGTTCGTTCTAGCGACCTCAAGTGGCGCGCCATACGACGTTCTTGACCCAGCCATCTTGAGCGCTGAGTTGACGTACAGCCGCTCAGAAGCAACAACCCTCAACCTTACCCTCCAGGGGGAAGACGACCGCGCCTACAACATCATCTACCAGCTCACCCAAACCGCGCCGCGCGTCTACGCGTACCGCGACTCTGTTCTGTACTTTGCTGGCCAGGTGGTCGCCATCAAAGAATCCGCTGAGGAAGACCTGGCCATGGTCGTCACTTGCGTTGACGCGTTGGCCACGCTTCAGCAGCGCCTAACTGACCTTGACTTTGAGGCGTACGACGAAGGCGCCAGCGACCTAATCGCGGGCACCCTAACTGATGGTCAGAACAGCCTGCTGGCTCAAGCCAACGCCACCGCGACGACTGGCCTAGTCGCTGGCACCGTTACGACTTCTATTGGCGTTGAAACCTTCTCAACATCGCGCGACGTTTGCTACGACAAGCTACGAGAACTCTGCCAGCTTGTTACCGGACCTGACGTCAAAGTACGACCCGTTGATGGCGGCGCCACTTACGGCTACCTAGACGTCGGCAACCTTTACGTCAGTAGCGCTACGGTCGCGAGCTTCGGTTACGGCGCCGGTACACTCGGGAACCTAACGTCCTTCGAGTGGGAGGTGACGCCACCTTTGACGCGCGTCATCTGCGTCGGTACTGAAACTGAGGGCGCCAGCGTCATCGACGGGAACGTGACCACCGCTGAGGCTAAAGTTGGCGTATGGCAAGGTCAGGTCAGCAACAACGATCTCTACTTGGAGGATGATTGCGTGAACGCCGCGAACGCCGCCGTCCGCCTTGATTGGACCACGGCCGTTACGTTCACGCCTGACCCCGCCGTGACGCCCAGGCCGCTGCGCGACTACAACGTCGGCGACCTGGTTAGCGTGCGCGCCAAGCGCGGCTCCATGCTTTACAATGGCAACTTGCGCGTCCGCTCTATTGGCGTCACAATCGATGACAGCGGAGTTGAGGTTGCGCACCGGCTTGAGTGCGAGGCGGGCGCGCCTGGCCTTGGCCAGCAGACTGACGCTACCGGCTTGACGGTCGCTGCTACTGACGCCGCGGCCGCGGCGAACAGCTTGGCTCAAGGCTTCTCCTGATGGCTGACTTGTCTAAGCGGGGCGACTTGATTACAACCATAAAAGACGCTGACAAGCGCTTGAGGAAGATTGAGCGGCAGGTGGCGGTCCCGCGCACTACATCTTCCATTATCACAACAGCTCAAGGTATTACAACCACCTCGTCAACCCCAACCACGGCCGTGGCTTTGGCTACTACTGACATCCTCACGGTTGTCACAACCACACAATGCATCATTGATTTTTACTTGACGTACGATTACTCGTGGACGTGGACAGGAGTAGCAAGCGACTTTGCCCTTGCTTACATTTACTTGCGCGACAACGAAACAGGTTACACGTACGCGCTTGGCTCCGGCTCAACTTTGAGCGGCGGTTTAGGTTACGCGGCAAGTGGCGTCTACACCAACTCAACTTATTCGGGTACAACCTTTTCGCCGCCTAAACAAGTATCGGTGTTTCCAAGTCCGCTGTGGGCTTCTGCGAGCGGGGCGCACAAGTTTGAGCTTCGTGTCTCAATGACGGCCATCCCTGTCGGTGGGTCACCCGTGTCAACAACCTTTACCCTCAAAAATCGCGCATTTTATGCGCGCGTAACACCCTTCTAACCATCAGAAAGCTACCATGACTGACCGCCGAGATCAACCATCAACCGACGTGCTCGCCGCCAAGCTCGTGCACATCAACACTGCCGTCGACAAGGTTCTCGAGCAGACGATCCTCACGAATGGCCGCGTTGACCGCTTGGAGTCTTGGCGCGACCGCATGACGGGCGCCTGGCTAGTCGTTACGTTTCTTTCGCCGGTTGTCGCTGGCCTCATCGTTGGACTGGTATTGGGTCGCTGACATGGCCGCTATCCGTAACGGCCAACTACCCGCCTCAGCGCTCAGCAACATTCCTGGCGGCCGCCTCCGTAATGATGGCGCCGCCCGCAGCTGGCTGGCCATGCGCCAGCTTATAGGGCGCCGCTCTAACATCTGGCTCAGCCCTACTGGACCGAACTCATCTTACCGTAGCCTTGAGGTTCAAAAGCGGTTCTATTCCGCCTACTTGAACGGCACCGGCAACCTGGCCGCCAAGCCAGGCACCAGTAATCACGGCCTTGGCCACGCGGTTGACCTCCCGACCACCGCCATGCAAGCCCAGGTACGCCGCTACGGCCACCTCTTTGGCTGGGGGATAGCGGGCGGCAAGCTCGGCTCTGACGCGCCATCTGAGCCGTGGCACGCCACGTATTATCAGCACCGCGCGTCCAAGGCGCGCGTCGCCCTTTGGTATGGCCGCTACGTCATCTCTAAGAGGAGGAAGAAGCGATGAACAAAGTCAACCGCGCCCTCTGGCGCCGCCGCCTGAGCTACCGGCTCAAGCGCGCCTCGTACTGGCGCTCAAGGGGCAACATGCCAAAGGTGAACCACTGGATTGCCTTGTCACGCCAAGCCAAGGAGAAGCTCGGCATGGTCACGTTGGCGCCAGCCCGCGGTATTGACGTGTCATCGTACAACGGCTCGGTCAACTGGAAGGCGGCCAAGGCGGGCGGCATCAAGTTTGCGTTCTGTAAGGTCAGTGAGGGCGCCGACTGGGCTGACCCAACCTGGACAACGGAGCGCGTCAAGGCCATGCGCGCCGCGGGCGTCAAGGTGGGCGTCTACCACTTCCTCCGGCCGCGCCTGGGACGCACTGGCGCTGATGAGATGGCGTTCTTTATGAAGCGCGCTCGAGCCGCTGGCTGGGGCAAGCCTGGCGACCTAAGACCCGTCATTGACTTTGAGGACACAACCACTGCGACCAGCATGACGATTGAGTACCTGGCGAGCGCGGTTCGTTACCTCAAGAAGGAGACCGGCAAGGCGCCAATCATCTACACCGGAGGTCCATTCTGGGACAAGGCAACGGGGCGCCTGAGCTACAACTTTGAGTGCCCGCTTTGGCTGGCGGCATACGTCAAGAACCCTGACGCTTACCTACCGGCCGCCTGGAAAAAGGACGGCTACTCAATCTGGCAGAACACCGATAAGGGCGCCGTACCTGGCGTCCCTGGCGACAACGTCGACCAGAACATTGCTAAGCGGCTTCCGCTGCTCTAACTGGAGGTAACGGCATGGTGAACAAGAAGGTTCAAGCAGCAGGCGCCGCGGGCGCCCTGACCGTCATCGTAGTTTGGGCGGCCAACTCAGCGGGCGTTGACGTTCCGCCGGAGGTGGCCTCGGCCTTTACGACGTTGATGGCGTTCCTGGCGGGCTACATCAAAACCGCGTGACCCCAGACGCCACAACTGAGGAAGGGCTGCGCGAGTTATTCCTTCAGCATGGTAGCTGGAAGAAGGTCGCGGCTTCGCTCGGCCTGGGCGCCACGACCATCCGGTCGCGGGCGAACAAGTTTAGCGGCCTTGACATCACGCAGCTCAGGCAAGAATACCTTGATGGCCTACGCGCCATTACATCAGACGACCCAGCGGAATGGGGAGACATTCAGGAGCTACTTCGCTCCCGGAATCTCAACCCTGACGACTGGGTCGTTGTGCGTTGTCGGGTGAACCAGTGGGCGGATTACCAGCAGCTCCGCGTTGACTTGGAACCAACCGCCGGAATGGTTGTACCCGCCCGCGTTGAGGGCTGGCTGGCGCCGCCCGCCAGGCCACGCCAGCGCGCCCAGGGGGAGCCAGAGCTGGTAGCGTTCTTTGGCGACCATCACGTGCCATTCCATGACAAAGATCTTCACGGCGCCGTCCTTGCCTGGCTGGCCGAGCACAAGCCTGACCGCGCCATCATTCTTGGCGACCTACTTGACTTTGACGCCGTGTCCCGCCACCGTAAGACGCCGGAGTGGAGCAGCACGCTTCAGGACACGATTGACCAAGGCTACGGCCTGTTGCGGTCGTACATTGAGGCCAGCCCGAACACCGCCTGGTCAATGCTTGACGGCAACCACGAAGACCGCCTCCGCAAGGCCGTCCTAGATTACTTGTTCGCCACTTACGGCCTACGCCGCGCCCAGCCCGACGCCAACGACCGACCCGTCCTCTCAGTACCGTTCTTGTTGCGGCTTGACGAGCTGGGAATCGACTGGGTCGAGGGCGACAGCGGCTCATACGAATCTGGCCAGGTGAACGTCACAAGTGAGCTGGCCGCCCGCCACGGATGGATCGCCACGAAGGGTAGCGGCGCCAGCGCGCTCAAGACGATTGACCACTTGCGGTACAGCGTCATCGTCGGGCATACGCACCGGCAGTCCATAGTGTTCCACACCGCGCACTCGATTGACGGCGACCCTAGGACGCTGCTCGGTTGCGAGGCTGGCACCTTGGCCACGGTGCGCGGCGGCTTGTCTTACACCCAGGCGCCCGACTGGCAGGCGGGCTTCGCGACGGCTACAATCTGGCCAGGCGGTCAGTTCAACGTCCAGCTCGCGCAGTGGGTAGACAGCATGCTTCTTTGGCGCGACTGGAGTTACCAATCAGAGGGGGCAGTATGACCGACATGGAACGGGATAAGGAGTTTGAGGCGCAGTGCCTCAGGGAGGCTGGCGCGACCCTAGGAATGGAGCAGGCGGCGGAGGCGCTTCATGCCTTGGCTGACCGGCGCTGCGAACCTGGCGGAGTGCGGCTCCCGCCTGGGCGCGACTTGATTGAGGAGTGGATTGAGGAAGCCGCTGATGGCGTCGGCAACTACGGCACGTGGGAGTTGCGCCGCTTGATGCTCGCCAACGATGAGCGCGGCGACCGCGTCGCACTGGTTTGGGAGGCCATGCGACACGGCATCTTGATGTACGCCGCGCTGGCCAAGGCGCGCGCCCTGGGCGACTAAACTCAACCCGCGTTCAGCGCTACATTCTGCCGTTTGCCCCGCCTGGTTCACGCTTGGCGGGGCATTCTTTATGCTCTAAAACCCTTATAGAATAAGGCTCAGAAAAAAACTTTGGTTTCGCCCTTGTGTTCTGCTTGAACTTGTGTATTATAAAGGTTAGAAACCAACCAAAGGAAGCCACGATGACCAACTCAACCGCCACGAAGACCAACTCAAAGACAACGAAGTTTGAGGTTGGCAAGAAGTACAGCGCCTACGACACCGGCTGCGGCTCTTACCTCTACGTCTTTGTCGTAACCGACCGCACTGACGACAGCATCACGATTGAAGTCGCTGACGAGTCGCAGATGCTCAAGGATCAGAAGACAGCCCACGGCACGAGCTACGTCTGGACGAACACCATCGCCGTCGAGGTTCGCAAGACCGGCAACTTTGAAACCGCCCGCCCGTACCACAACCTTACGGCACCGCTGGCCGCCAACCGTTTCTACCGCTAACCAACCAACCAACCCAGGAGGAAGCCACCATGCACGCTCGTTTTCAAGTTACCAAGTTCAACCCAAACGCACCTGAAGAATGCGACGCCGTAGAGGACGTTCACGTCAACGACATCAAGGGCGTTACTAAGAGCGAAGTAGCAGCTGCCAAGGCTGAGGCTCGTGACGGTGCGTGCGCTGAGGTGGTAGCCGCTGACGGCGCCATTTATCAGATCACCAGCGTTGATGCAGACGGCTACCAAGTCAACTAACCAACCAACCAACCGAAAGGAAGCCACCATGACCAAGTTCGAGTTCGATACCACGGAATACGAATGGAGCCACGGGCGCAAGCCACGCGGCCGCGGCAGCTGGGCGTTCTTCGCCCAGGGCGCCGACACGTCCAACGCTGAGGCCGCCGTCTGGGCGCCCGTCGGCACCTGGTCAGAGGCGCGCCGCTGGGTGCGCGCCAACTGCGAGGCGGGCGTCTGGCGCGCCGGTACTTGATGATGGCGTTCATCCACTCGACGCTCTACGACCGCGCCCGTGATCAGCAGCGCCGCGAGTGGCGCGCGCTACGTGACCAAGCGACCCTCCGAGCTGACGCCTACTTGACGGTAGCGGCGGCTTGGCGGGTCGCAGTGGTTTGCCTTGACGCGGGCGACACGGACACGGCGCTCACGCTGGCAGAGGGCGCCCGCTCGCTAGAAGTGTTCGCTAATGGCGTGGACGCCAAGGCCGGATTGCTCTACGGCGCCAGCGACCTCAAGCGCGCCGCTGAGCGGCTTGAGCGCTCACTAGATGGTTGCGGCCATGAGTGACCCTGTCGCCAGCCACATTGCCGGCAGCCTTGAGAAGGTTTGGGAGGCGGGCGTCTCGGCCATGATTACCGCCAACGTCACGGCCGCCAGGTTCCAAGCCTGGGCGGACGCTGAAGACGAAGCTGACGAATACCAGAAGGCGGCTGAGCATTACTACCGTACTTTCAGCGCCCTCGCTGATGGCTTCGCTGGACCTCTGATCAAGCGTTACGAGCCAGCGGGCGCCGCCGCCATTCTGCGCCAGGCCGCCGCCGTCATGGACGACCTTTACACCTCAGAGCCAGCGCGGGAAGCGCTCGCGGAACGCGCCCAGGCGCGCCAGCGGCGCCGGTAAGGTGGCCGCCCTTGTGTTTGTCCAAGACTTGTGTATACTGACGTTCAGTACCAACCAAAAACCAACTAGGAGGAAGCCAAGATGAGTTCAGGAATTACAGATACAGACAGCATGATGAGCGTGCGGGAGATGCCCTGGCATGGAATGGGCGCCGTACTTGAGGATTACCCGCGGGGAATCGATGACGCCCTCGAGAAGAGCGGCCTGAGCTGGGAAGTTGAGCAACGCCCGTTGTTCGTTCCGGCTGAGACCACGCTGACGGACGCTGGCGTTGACCAGCGGTTCAGCAGTGTTGAGGGAACCGTCGCGAACGTCCGTAACGACAACAACCAGGTGCTCGGACTCGTCTCGGAGTCATACGAGATTGTTCAGAACCGCGAAGCGTTCAAGTTCCTTGACGCCATTCTCGGAACCGACCTTCTCTTTGAGACGGCTGGCTCCCTGCATGGCGGCCGCAAGGTTTGGGTGCTGGCGCGCCGTCCTGACTTCGTGTCAGTAGCGGGCGACCAGGTTGCTACTTACGTCTTCGTGGCCAGCAGCCATGACGGCTCCATGAGCGTAACGAGCGCTGTTACGCCCGTCCGGATTGTGTGCGCGAATACGTTGGGCGCCGCCTTGTACGGCACCACCGCGAACCGCACCTTCCGCATGCGCCATACGAGCGGCATTGGCGACCGCTGGGAAGAGGCTCGCGAGGTGATCGGCGTCACGGTTGATTACGAATCGCAGTTCGTCGCGCTGGGCGACAGCCTTGGCCAGAAGGCCATCACGGAACGTCAGTTCAGCAGCGTGCTGGACGGCTTGTTCCAAGAGGATGACAGCCTCGGTAAGAGGGCGCTGGCTAACCGCCAGAGCGCGAAGGCTGACATCATGACCATCTACAAAGGGGAGGGCGCCGCGGGTGACACAACCGGCAACGCGCCTGGCTCGGCGTGGACGGCTTGGAACGCGGTTGGGGAGTGGAGCGACTGGTACCGCGGTCGCACCAAGAACACTGACCAGATGACGCGCTCCTTTGAGGACACGGGTCTGAAGCAGGCAGCGCTGAACGCCCTGGTCGCCGTATAGAGGAACGGTTTGGCGC